CGCACAACGCGAAGAAAAGCAGCCGGGATATGGTTTTCGGCGCAATTCTGGAACTTGCAGATTGTGAGACGCCAGCTAAGGCGCCGGATATTGCAAGGGCTACCGGGCTTGCAATGCCCATTGTGTACGACGCAATCAAGACGCTAAAGCAGCGGGGCCGCATCTACAGTGACAACGGGATGTTTTTCATCGCAGAGGAGCACAAAGATACCGAGCCTGTCTATCACTCCGCGCTCCCGAACGGTGTTATCAAGTTGGAAAAGGGCGATCAGATACTAGAGCTGAACCAGCGCGAAGCGCGGGCACTGGCAAAAACCATGGGCGGGCTGATTGAGCAGGCTAATGTCATTGTGATGGCGCACAAGCAAGACGAGCAGCAGGCGCAGATCCGCAGACTGCAGCGCGAGCTATCTGATGTGCTGGACAGACTGAGCAGAGTAGCGCCGCCGCCGCAAATGGTGTTGGCGATGGAGGGCGGCAAATGAAAGCATCATGGGTAGCAAAAGTGCGGTGCCCAGACCGAGAGGTGTTCTGGGTGGGGAGTTTTTATGCAGATGGCAGGACGGATGCAAAGCGAGCAGCCAGGAGGTTTGTAAGCGCCATCCTGCCGCTGGACACGATGATTGTGGCTATTGCTCCGGGCAAGGTCACGGTATCGCTAGACGGGCCTGAGATTTTGATGGGGGGCGTGGAATGAGCTTGTATTTCAGGGCGGCTTTTCTTTTGCCCACCCTCTAGGGTTCGACCCAATCGCCACGGCCCGCGAAACTGCGGGTATGGCATCAAACACCGCGCCCAAGAAGGCGCCACCCAAAGCCAAAAAGCCCGCTTCCCGCAAGAAGGACGCGGGCGCAGCCGTTGCCAGGAAGCGCAGAACGGATTGGGATGCGGTAGAGCGGGACTACCGAACAGGGCGATTCACCCTGCGCGAGCTGGAGACAAAGTACGAAGTCAACAACTCAACAATTTCACGCCGAGCCGATAAACATGGGTGGACACAAGACCTGTCCACGGCCATCAAGCAGGCCACGAATGCCAAGCTGATCCAGTCCATTGTTGCAGCAGAGTGCAGCACAGCGCAGCAAAACGCAGCAGACACGGTGCTTGCTGCGGCAGAAGTCAATAAGCAAGTAATCCTTGGGCACCGCAAAGGGCTGCAGGAACTCACATCGGTAAAGCGCACGCTGCTAGACCAGATCCAGCAAGCCGCAGCCATGCTGCCCGACCTGGCCGAGGTCATTGAGATGGTGCGCCAGCCGGACGACAACGGCATCGACCGCGCCAACGACGCATTGCGCAAGGCCATGAGCCGCTCGGCCCTGGTGGATGACCTCAAGAAGCTAGCGGACGTTGACGAGAAGGTTCGCAAAGGTGAGCGCGAGGCGTTTGGGCTGGATGCTGGCGAGAAGCCCGAGAACGAGGGGCTGGCCGCCATGGCGACCGCAGAGCTGCAGCGGTTGCGCGAAAGGCTGCTGAATGACTGACGCACTGCGCGCCGTGATGCTGGCCCAGGTCGAGGGGGAGCTATCTCGCCGCCGCCTGGAGCTTTACACCCCGTACCGCAAGCAGCAGGAATTCCATGCGCTTGGGGCTTCGACGCGCGAGCGCCTGTTTATGGCTGGGAACCAGCTTGGGAAATCACTGTCAGGGGCGGCAGAAATGGCAATCCATTTGACGGGACGCTACCCAGACTGGTGGGAGGGCAGGGTATTTGCAAAACCGCCGGTCGCATGGGCGTCTGGAGTAACCGGCGAGTCGGTGCGCGACACCGTGCAGAGACTGCTGGTCGGGCGACCGGGACAGTACGGCACCGGCTTTATTCCAGCAGACTGCATTATTGGCGAGCCGCGCCGAGCGATGGGCGTAGCTGATTTGCTGGACAGCGTTGCCGTCCGGCATAAGAGCGGCGGGGAGTCGCGGCTGTATTTCAAGCGCTACGAGCAGGGACGCGAGAAGTGGCAGGGAGAGACGCTCGATATTGTCTGGTTCGATGAAGAACCGCCGTCCGATATTTACACCGAAGGCCTAACCCGCACCAACGCAACGGGCGGCATGGCCTACATGACATTCACGCCGCTGCTGGGCATGTCGGAGGTGGTGACGCGGTTCATTACCGATGCGAGTCCGGATCGCTCCGTCACCAACATGACGATTGACGATGTGGACCACTACAGCGACGAAGAGAAGCAGCGAATCATCGAGAGCTACCCAGCGCATGAGCGCGAGGCCCGCGCAAAAGGCGTCCCGACGCTTGGAAGCGGCCGCATTTTCCCCGTCGAAGAAAGTGCTATTTCCATTGCGCCATTCCCGCTGCCGGCCCATTGGGCGCGTATCAACGGGATTGATTTCGGATGGGATCACCCAACCGCAGCCGTGCAGCTTGCATGGGACCGTGATGCCGATTGCATCTACGTGCACAAGGCGCACCGGATGCGCGAGGCCACGCCTGTCATTCATGCGGCGACGGTAAAAGCCTGGGGGCCATGGGTTCCTACGGCTTGGCCTCATGACGGCCTGCAACACGACAAAGGCAGCGGTGAGCAGCTCGCAAGGCAGTACGCATCTGCCGGCCTGCTGATGCTCAAGGACCGCGCCACTTTTGACGACGGAACCAACGGGGTAGAGGCTGGCCTGATGGACATGCTGGAGCGCATGCAAACCGGGCGCTGGAAGGTTTTTTCCAACCTCGATGACTGGTTTCAAGAGTTCCGCATGTACCACCGCAAGGACGGCAAGGTGGTCAAGAAGGTGGACGACTTGATGAGCGCCAGCAGGTACGCGCTGATGATGAAACGCAAGGCGAAGGTGCGGCCCATTGAAGCCAGCAAGGCAGCCGCCTGGACTCCGCTTGACCGCGAAATAGGGTACTGACATGCAAGCCAACGACACGGAATCGGGCTTGCAGCCCAGCGACCAGCAAGAGGATATGCGCGCTCAGTTCGTGCAGACCTTGCTTTCAAAGCGCAAGGAAGCCATTGCAGGGCGAGCTGGCTCGGGCATTGAAGAGGAATGGACCGAGGACGAAGAGCACTACCAGGGCATTGACGATGCCAACCGGGCTTTTCAGAACGCCAACCAGCTTTACAGAAGCCGCAAAGCGGCAATGATTGGCGGATCGCCCGTCAGCAGCGGACCGACGCGCTCCGTGGTGTTTCTGAACATCACAAGGCCGTACACCGACGCCGCGAGCGCGCGGGTGGCGGGCATGCTTTTGACTACCGATGACAGGGCATGGGAGATCAAGCCAACCCCACTCCCCCGTCTGAGCACATCACAACTCACGATGCTGGCGCAATCCATGGGGTTGACCGACCCGGCAGAGGCTCAGGCGCAGATTGAGGCCAATCAGGCGCAGGCCAAGCAGGCCGCCGCCAAGATGCAGCAGGCCATTGAAGACCCGCTCGTGGAGAGCAACTGGCATGGTGAAGTGCGCCAAGTGATCGAGGACGCTGCGCGCATCGGCTCTGGGGTTCTCAAGGGGCCATTCCCTATCCAGCGGACACAGCGGATGGTGCACAAAGACCCGCGGACGCAGATGACGTCGGTCGTGCGCGTGGACAGCATTCAACCCGGCTCCAAGCGCATCGACCCGTGGAATTTCTTTCCCGACCCGGCTTGTGGCGAGAACCTGCACAACGGCAGCGGAACCTGGGAGCGCGAGTTCATCGGCAAGCGCCAGATCAAGGCGATGCTGACCGATGAGAGCTACGACCGCGCGGAGTTGCTGGCAGCACTACGGGAAGGCCCGGCCCGCACCCGCCAGGGCACGGAGGCTGTCTATCGCGCCAGTGATGACGAGTACGAGATGTGGGTCTTCTACGGCCACTGCGCCGCAGATCAACTGCGCACGGCAGGCGTAGAGCTTGAAGACGGCGACGAGGACCGCGTGCCGACGATGGCGGTGCTGATCAATGACCGGCTGGTGAAGGCAACGCAAAGCCCGGTCGAGAACGGCGAATTCCCCTACGACATTCTGGCCTGGCAGCGCCGGCCCGGGATGCCGTGGGGAGTTGGAATCAGCCGCCAGATTCGCACCGCTCAGAGGATGCTCAACGGCGCCACGCGCGCCATGATGGACAACTCCGGCCTATCGGCGGCTCCGCAGATTGTGATTGGCAATGGTGTGACGCCAGACGATGGCCACTGGGGCCTGCGCCCCGGCAAGGTGTGGCGGGCCAATGCCGATGCCGATGCGCCGGACGTGCGCGCCGCGTTCTCTGCTTTCGTGGTGCCGAGCGTGCAGCAGGAGCTGATGAACATCATCAACTTCTGCCTGAAGATGGCCGAGGACACCACCGGTATGCCGGCCATGCTGCAGGGCATCAAGGGCGATGCCCCAGACACCCTGGGCGGGATGCAGATGCAGAACAACAACGCCACCAGCGTTCTGCGGCGTCTGGCCAAGCGTTTTGACGACTATGTGACGCGCCCCCACATCCAGCGGTATTTCGACTGGATGATGAGCTACAGCGACGACGAGAGCATCAAAGGTGACTTTTCTATCGAGGTTCGCGCATCGTCTGCCCTGGTGGAGCGGGATGCACAGCAGCAATTCCTGCTGCAGATGGTGGGCCTTGCCAAAGACCCGGTGTACGAGATTGACCCGGCCAAGCTCTTTGCCGAACTGTGCAAGGGCCAGCGACTTGACCCGAAGAACTTCCAGTTGGACGAGCAGCAGAAGGCCGCGCGCAGCCAGCCCGCCCCCGACCCAGTGGCAGAGGCAAAGACGAAGCTGATGGAGGCCCAGGCGCGCAAGTGGGATGCGGACGCCACGAATACCGGCATGGAGACGCTCTACAGCGGCGTTCAGACCGGGCAGGCAATTTCCATAAACCCAATGGTCGCACCACTGGCCGACGAATTGGCGCGCTCCGTTGGGTTCAAGGACCAGGACCTGGCGCCCATTGTCCCTAACACGCCGTCTGACCTTCCTCCTGTGGCGCCGCAGCCAAACACCAATCCACTGACGCCAGCCAACCCAGTCAGCCCGGAAATTGGCGTGCGTGAAGGCATCGAAACGCAGGCTGCGGACTAGCGCCCCCCTGTAGGGTTTTTCATAGCAGGGCAAGCCCGGGACACTCAGGCGCATGAAGGGACTGGACCTCACATCGCCCACGTGGCGCGTGATTGAGCACATGGCTCAGGAGCGCATTGCCACGCTGCGCGAGAAGAACGACAGCCCATCTATGGACGCACTGCGAACCGCTGAACTCAGAGGGCGCATTGCTGCTTGGAAAGACTTGTTGGCGCTGGCAAACCCGGCCCCGACGCAAACCGTTGACGCTGGTGGCTACTAGCCCTGGCCTCAGCATGAATTAGGAGTGCATGACGCATGGACGAACAGCAGCAGGAGCTAGCCGCGTTTCAAAGCAGCATCAATGACGACCAGGCGATTGAGCAAGACACCACTGCCGCAGACGATGCGGCGGCCGTAGAAAGCCAAGAGCTAGCGCCAGAAGCTGCAGAGCAAGAGGCCGCCGCGCAAACCGAAGCCGTTGAAACCGCTAAAGCGGAGCCTGAAAAGGCGCCGCCAGCGGACGAAGACCCGGTATTGCTCGATGGCCTCAAGCGCAGCGAGCTCAGGCGACTGCTGGGCAATGCCGCAGATGTAGAGACTTTGAAACGCCAGATCGACAAGGCGCATGGGCACATAGGCGAGCTGAACCGCAAGTTTCAGCAAGCCGCTCAGGCGCCGGTGGTGCCAGCCAAGGCCCCAGTTGAAGTGTCGCAATTCGAAGAGGACTACCCGGAGATTGCCGAATACATCCGCGCGCTTGGTATCACGCAGCAACCGCAGCAGGCAGCCCCACCGGCTGATGTGCAAACCGCCAACGCGGAAGCACAGACAGCACAGGCCGGGCTTGACCCTCTGGCGATTGAGATGGCTGTGATGGACCGCATGCACAAAGGATGGCGCGAAAAGCTCGGGACGCAGGAATTCAACCTGTGGCTAGGAGCGCAAGGGGAGCAGGTACGCCAGGCATTTGACACGGCGCAGACCGCCGATGAAATGTCTGCCGTGCTGGGGCATTACGACCAGTGGGCAAGCGCCCGCGCCGCTGCGGCAGAAAAGACCGCAAAAGGGCAGCAGCGCTTGCAACGGGCCTTGACCCCGAGTGGCAATGCGCCACGCCCCCAAGAAGCGCCAACGGAATTGGATGCATTTAGGGCTGCGCTTAGGTCGTAGCCGAGGAGAGAAAACATGACCGCATTTACAAGCACCAGCCCCGCGGCTCGCATCGGAAAGCTCAAGGGCGACATTCTCAAGCACGCCATGCCTGCCGAGGTTTTGGGTATCACGGGCCAGCAGCGCATGATGCC